TTCCGGATGCCGAATGACGAGGAGGTTGAAGAATGAGAGTTATCAGCCAAAATGGAAAGTACGATGTACCATATGAGAATTTTGTGTTTGTTTCTGAACAAAATATGATTTACGCAGTAAGTATAGCTGGCTCTGGCACAAAGCAATGGTTAATGGCTGAATATACTGGTCCGGGGAAAACGCAGAAAGCTATGGAAATGTTACACCAAGAGTATACCGGCATTATGTCAAGTCTGGTGACTGACAATGGACACAATTTCGATGCAGAGAGCATGGAGGTTTTGAAAAGTTCTACTGCGGGAGCATTTATCAAACCAGCAAATTCAGGAGATGTAGAAGTACATACGCTGCCGAGGATCTTCTGTTTCCCTGCATGTGATGAAATTGGGGTGGAAGAATGATTGCTGTAATAACACCCTCTGGTGCGTTTCTATATGAAATGTCAGAAAATGAATCGGATGTCTGTGCTGAAACCAAAGGATTTCTTGATGATAAGGCTGTTGATAGAGTGGTAGGATGGTTATTCATAACTAAAGATATGCCGTATCAGATATTAAAACTAGAAATCAGCATCTGTTATGTTGATATTGATAGTATGCGGACTGTACCCAAAGGAGTAAATGATTATATGAAAATTGGAGTAAAGAGTTTGCTTGATATATGGAACCAGCTATATCCTATTGGGAAACGTATAAGGCCAAAGGAGATGACAAAATGATATTGAAATGCATCGACTCAGGTTCAAAAGGAAATGCCTATGCACTGATTGCAAAGGAAGAAATTCTACTTTTGGAAGCTGGCTGCCGTTTAATGGATGTGAAAAAAGCTATTGGCTTCCAGATTGGTAAAGTAGTTGGATGTTTGGTGACTCATTCTCATAAAGACCATATCGGCTATGCAAAGGATATCCTTGCTACAGGAATCAAGATTTATACCAATGACGAGACTAAACAATTGGTTGATTCCGTGCATGGAGAGCGGTTATACGGTAAGCCAGAAATGAAAATGTTTGAGGCTGGAGATTTTAAGGTAAAGCCGTTTTATGTGCCACACAATGGCACCCCAAATTATGCTTATTTGATTGAGCATGAGGAAATGGGAAAACTGCTGTTTGCTACAGATTTTGAGTATCTTCCGTGGACATTCCGGCAGCAACGATTAAATCATATGCTGATTGAGTGTAACCATATGGACGATGTGGAGAACACGGATGCGAACTTTGAACACGTTATGCGTGGACACAGCAGTTTATCAACGGTACTTGATGTTGTTCGTAAAAACCAAACACCGTGTTTGCGTAACGTCATATTATGCCATTTAAGCCATTCTAATGCTAACCCTGCTCAGATGGTGGAAGAGGTTGGAAAAGTGTGTGGAAGCCGCGTTAAAGTGTTCTGTGCGGAGGCTGGATTGGAAGTGGAGTTAAGGAAAGAGCTATTTTAGGGTGGAAACAAGAAATGCTGAAAAAAGCAAACACTGATAAAGGGAAAATCGAAAAGTGGTTAAATGACCATGATGGTGAGGAACGTTGCAATTATTGTATTTATGATGATGAATGCCCGCATGGTATAAGGTGTTACGGAGGCGCACCTATTGAACCTCCGTGTGCTGGCAGAGAACTTGAGGAACTTCTGGATATAGAATCCATTCTTAAAGATTTGGAGGACGAAAGTGAATGAAGAAAACTGCAAGAGTTATTGTTACATATAACTGTCCCAGGAATTGCCCGAACTGCTGTAATGAGCATATCGGGAATGTGCCAGAGGTCAAGTTTGAAGATTTGTTGAAATATGAAGAGCTGGTAATTACTGGCGGTGAACCGATGTTGATTGCTCCAAGGGTGGTAGAGATGATTCACCGCCTTCAGGCACAGGAATATAAAGGAAAGATTTGGTTATACACTTCATCCATTAAAACAGCCAGATGGGCTGACAGGGAAGTCCTGAAATTGGTTGATGGAATTACATATACGTTGCATTACAAACCATCACAGACCGATTTGAGAGATGCCAGAAAACTAAATAAATTCGTTATGGAATATCGAGATAATAAAATAACCAGACGATCAGACCGGCTTTTAATTGATAGTCGGTGCTATACGGAAGAAGTGCTGAGCATTATTGGTTTGTACGATACCAGAACAAAACACTGGTCAAGCGTCAGGCCGCTGGAATGGAAAGAGGATGAGTGCCCGTTGCCAGAAAACGAGGAACTGGTTTTCTATGATTTGGAAAAGGAGTAGGGCATGGTAAAAAGTGCAGTTTATGAAAAGGTTACATATAAGCAGATTGATGATATGAAACATGCCTTGGGATTTGATAATCGAAAGGTACGTGGAACAAAGCACCGGAGATATGAGCCATATCGAAACTATTTTGACGCAGGCCCAAGAGATTCAGAGGATTGGGAACAGCTTGTGGCAATCGGATTAGCAACAAAAAGCGGAGAGCATTGGTATCATGTTTCCGATGATGGTAGGTTATTCTTAAAACGTGTGACTGGCGTGGAGATTCTGCCGGAAAGTAATTGACACATGGGCGCAATCCCAATCAAATCTATGATGTGATTTTAATAGGCCTATTAAATAAATGTAACCCGTAAACATATTGACTATGGAGGAAAATATCGTGGCAAAAGTAAATCTGGAAGAACTGGTAGGCGGTGGCCTACAGGAAGTATTTGCAAAAGCGATGGAGGAAGTTGTGGAGAATATGCAGAATCCCAACACTCCATACAAAAACAAACGAGAAATCACAATCAAACTTAAATTTGAGCAGAATGAGGATAGGGATGACGCGGCGGTGGATATTTCCGTTATAACAAAGCTGGCTCCAGTAAAACCGATGGTCACAAGAATGGCAATCGGAAAAGATTTAAAAACCGGAGAAGTGTACGCACAGGAGTATGGAAATACTATGCGTGGACAGATGGAATTTAAGCCAAGCGCACAGAATCCGGCGGAACTTGTAGTGGATGGAAAAGTTGTAGACCCGGAAACAGGAGAAATTAAAGAGTCTCCGGTAAAGGTTTTGGATATGAGAGTAGCTAAACAGGCATAAGGAGGATATGAAAAATGGATATGACAAGAGACGCTTTACAGTATGTTGTTGGTTTAAAAACCGCAGAAGTTCTGGATATCAATGGCGAAAGGTATGTCGATAAGGACGTATATAGAGTAGACAATGAACTGAGAGCTTCTGCCATTCAGATGAACACGCTTACCAGTCTGGTAGATTATCTGAAAGCAGGCGTTGACAAGATGGCAGAAAAAATGTTGGTGCAGGTCGTTTCTCCTACGAAAGTAAGAGTGCTCTCGATGCTGGATGCAGACCGGAAACGTGAAGAATTGGTGGAGGTAGAGGCCATGATTCCGGATTTTGAGTATGGGCGCTACATGGGAAACGAACGTTTCATCATAGCCTTACAGTCTAAATTCATTGACAACGATGACCGCGCGTTGCTATTGAAGTTTGCCGGTACGGTAAAAGATGAATCTATCGCAGAATATGGCGATGATGGAGTGACGCAGAAAGCTACGGTAAAAACAGGAATTACAAGTGTGGGAGATGCTATTGTTCCAAATCCGGTTAAACTGCGTCCATTCAGGACATTCGTAGAAGTAACACAGCCAGAGAGCGCGTTCGTATTCCGTATGAGGCAGGCCGATGGGAGAGGTATTGAGTGTGCTATCTTCGAGGCTGACGGTGGTGCATGGAAGAATGTCGCCATGAAATCTATTAAAGAATATTTACAGTTTGAACTTGTACATCTTCAGCAGTTCATTGTAATTTCCTAAGTTTAAGTTTGCCGGCTGTCTTTCGGGGCAGCCGGAGAAAGAGAGAAAAGGATATGAATAAAGTGATACTTATGGGAAGACTAACAAGAGACCCTGAAATCAGATATTCACAGGGAGAGCGTTCCATGGCTATAGCCAGGTACACCCTTGCAGTGGACAGGAGGGGCCGCAGGAGTCAGGACAGTTCCGCTGAGCAGCCAACAGCAGACTTTATCAACTGTGTTGCATTTGACCGTGCTGCTGAGTTTGCC